CCTCACTGGTCAGGGTGGCGGTCTTATCACAGACGTTTACTCTCGTGGTCTTGATGCTGCTCCTAATACAGGTTCTGGTGGTGGCGGTGCAGGTTCAAACGGTTCTAACTCACCTTTGACACTTGCTACACACTCAGCATCTCAGTTCATTACCTTTGAAGGTAACTCACAGAACGATATGTTCCGCTGGACACCTGTTTACAACTGTACAACACTTGTAACTTCTTCTGCGGCAGCATTTGGAACCTACGGTCTTCGTGTTACAGCACAGGATGCAGGAAATATGAAGGTAATCTCTTCATGGACTGACTTCCCAATCTTGCCTCGCACACAGTTGTTCTTCTCTGGTTTTGCATTCCGTTTGAACGCAGCAGCGTCAAACCCAGGAACACCAAACCTTGGAACAAAGGTTGCTCGTCCAACAATTATTTGGTTGGATATCAACAAGAACGTTATTCGTGAAGACCGTCCATCAACAAGCGCAACTCTTGTTGCTAACACATTCACAAACGCAGTAGCAAACGCTATGCAGACTTGGCAGCCACTACTTGCTCCAGCAAATGCGGCATATTTCCAGGTTGCAGTTGAATACCTATTCATGTCTGCTGGTGACTTTGTTGATACTGACTTCAACACACTTCAGTACTATCCATACACAAGTATGGGCGGAAACGGTGCTGATGGCGCTATGATTATTCGCTATACAGAGAAGTTCACAGCGTAAGGAAGGACTGAAAAATAATGAAGCAATATGCTCTTATCGGTGGTCGCAGAGTTATTAATATTGTTGCTGCGGAGGACGAATCTACGATTGGTCCTCTTGCAACAATGTATGACGTCTTAGACATCACTGACCTATCACCTGCACCTGCAATCGGCTGGGAGCGTCGTCTAGATGGTACTTGGATGCCTCCTCTACCTGTCCATATGCAAGACGCATGGGGGAATACAGAAGTAGTTGAAGAAGTCACAGAACCTGCTCCTTCTACCAAGAAGAAGACAAAATCATCATCTGATGAAGAACCAGTAACGGAGTAAAAATGCCAATTACAATGTCACCACAGGTGCTAACCGCATCTAACGATGCCTACATCACTCAAGGTGTCACTGCTCGTCTTACATCTCGCAGTGGCGCTGGTGCTTCTGGTTCACAGACTATTAGCATCATTGATGCCCCAGTTACTTTGCTTGCAGATTTGACTGCAAATACAACAGTAGCATTTACAAACGTACCAAGTGGATACGCCAACACTTGGTGGGTAGAAGTATCAAACCGTGGCTCATATACAGTGTCATTTACTGGAGTTGCTTGGGATGGCGGCAGCGCCCCAACCTTACAAACAACAGGTAAGACTGTACTTGAGTTTTATAGCCGCGACGGTGGTTCATCAATCTACGGTCGTGCTCGTTTCCTAAGTATTGCCTAAAACTTAATAAGCAATACCCCCTCTTCGGAGGGGGTTTTTGCATTTCTAGGGTAGACTATTTTTATGAGCAAAGTAAAAGTGGCAGTTTACGCAATCGCACTCAACGAAGAAAAGTTTGTTGAGACTTGGTACAACTCTGTAAAAGATGAAGCAGACTATATTCTTATTGCTGATACAGGGTCTACAGATAGAACGGTAGAAATAGCAGAAAGTCTTGGCATCAATGTTGTGCATATCAAAGTAAAACCTTGGCGCTTTGATGTTGGAAGAAACGCTTCTCTTGCAGCACTACCGCTAGATGTTGACTACTGTATACCTCTAGACCTTGACGAGATTATGCTTCCAGGGTGGAAGGCTGAGATGCAGAAGGCTCTTGATGCAGGGGCCACACGCCCACGATATAAATATATCTGGAACTGGAATGAAGATGGGACTCCTGGGGTTACTTTTGAGGGAGATAAAATCCACGCAAGAGTTGGCTACTTGTGGAAAAACCCTGTGCATGAATGTTTATGCCCAGACCGCATACCAGAAATTCAATATCACTCAGAAGCGGTGATGGAGCATCACGCAGATAATACAAAGTCTCGTGGTCAATATCTTCCTCTCCTCAAACAATCTGTTATGGAAGACCCATACAATGATAGAAATGCTTTTTACTATGGAAGAGAACTTTTCTTCTACACAAAGTATGAAGAGGCTAAGGCAGAACTTATTAGATACCTATCTCTCCCTACTGCTACTTGGGCACCAGAGCGAGCAGCAGCAATGATTCTTATCGGACAAATAGATAGAGATAATGCTGAAGAGTGGTTTACAAAAGCCATTAAGGAGGCTCCAGGAAGACGAGAAGCATTAGTACATCTTGCTAAGTACTATTACTCGGTAGAAAATTGGCAGGGTTGCTATGAGCAATCAACAGCCGCATTAGCAATTGTTGATATGCCTCTTGAGTATCTTTGTGAGCCAGAAGCGTGGGGATACCTACCACACGACTTAGCGGCTATTGCATCATTCCGTTTAGGTCTCTATGCTGAATCTCTCAAGTTTGGAGAAGAGGCAGTTCAGAAGGCTCTCCCAGATGAGAAAAAGAGAGTTGAAGAAAATTTAGATTTTTATAAGAAAATGGTGGAAACTCTTGGAGAATAAATACCCTAACTGGTTTGAGATGTCTCACGCCTTTCGTTTCTTTGAAAATCATCTATCAGAGTACAAAAATAAAAAGATAGACTGTCTGCAAATTGGTGCCTATACAGGAGATGCTACTGAATGGCTCTTTAACTGGGTACTAACTCACCCAGAGGCAACCCTTACCGATGTTGATACTTGGGAGGGTTCAGACGAAGAAGTTCATAAAGAAATGGATTGGTCTGAGGTAGAGCAGATTTATACCGAGCGCCATAAATCTAAGATTGAGTCTAATAATCTTATTAAAGTAAAATCAACTAGCGATAACTTTTTTAGTTCAAACACAAAGCAATATGATTTTATTTATGTAGATGGAAATCATATGGCATCTGCTGTTCTTAAAGACGGAATAAATTCTTACGAGTGCCTCAAGCAGGGCGGGATTTTAGCCTTTGATGACTATATGTGGTCGCAATACAAGGGTCCAGCATTTGACCCTAAGCCAGCGATTGACTCTATTCTGCTCTGCTACGACGGTTCTTTTGAGGTTCTTGAGATAGGATTACAAGTTTGGCTTAGGAAGATTCTTTAGTTTCTTTGCCTTCTTAGCGTTTAGTTTTTCTTTTTCCTTGAGTTGCTTAGCCAACTTGTCTGCTTTTTCTGTCTTATAGGCTTCAACAGCATTTGCACTTGTTCGGCTACGCCAAGAGAAACCACACTCAGTACAAGTAACAATTTTTGCTGTAGTCCAGCGACCAGTATCAGAAAGTTTTTCTACAGATGTCTCCAACTTACCTGGGCGTGCTACACAGTATGGACAGTTTGGATAACGACGTCTACGAATTTCTTCACCTAGATATGAAACAGATAAAGTTCTACGAATTTCAACTTCATCTTTTCCGCCCCAGATGCCCCAAATTTGTTTGTGCTCAAGTGCCCACTGAAGGCAATCTTTTCTTACAGGGCAGGTAAAACAAAGATTTTTTGCGGAGTATTTTTCATTAAAGTTTTCGGAGAAGAACCAGTCAATTTTGTCCTTGTTTACGGGAGCCGCACATACGGCATTACGCTGCCACTCCAGGCTTTTTGCTGGTTTCCACATATCTAAAATAATACATTAGACTACGTTAAACTGCTGATTAAACACGCCGAGTGATTTAGAATTCCACCCAAGTAACTTCTCTTACATCTTCTACTGTATCACCATACTCAGTTTCACCAAATTCATCACAAGCCCAAAAATCAAGTTCATCAGCCAGGAGACCTGCCCAACCATAAACAACTTTGGCAGTATCTATAGATTTGAAGCCTTCACCAAGAGAAGACTCAATTCCATCTCTTTGAATTGTTGAGGCTAATGCTCGTCTTACTAATTCATTTTCTAAATCAACTCTGTCAAAGGTGTAGTAAACAATTGTGTATTCGTGATTTGAACGATACCCAGAGCCGCTCCACTCACACCACAGGGACTCCCCTGGTCTTGCGTCTTTTGTCATAGCACTCCGAACTTAGTCTTCGTCTATGCTACCAAACTCTACTTCAAATTCCTTGAAAGACTCGTCGCCAATAAAATAAACTTTTGTGGGGTCCTTCATCTCATAAATACCAGCAATAGTAATTGCACCGCACATACAACAAACCTCTACATCGCCTATACAGGCAACTTCAGGAGTATCTACACCTACAAGACGCATAACGATATTTCCCTCTTCGTTGATGCTCTGAGGCTCCCATTTAGAGTGTTCCTGAAGCCAGCAGGACTCACACACAGCCATCGGGCTGAGGAGTGGTTCGGCTGCCATACTAACTCTTCCTTTGTTAGGTTTATCAGAGTTAATTCTAGTCTTCTTTGGCATCCTAGAGACCTAACTTGCCTTCAAAACTATCTTCTTGCGCTTTCTTATCTCTCTTCTTTCACTAGGGGTGAGCCCACCCCATATTCCATAATTCTCATTTTCTATTGCCCAACTAGCGCAGTCGGCAATATGGTCACAAGATTTACAGATGCGAAGAGCATCTCTATTCTCTTGAGTAAAACTACTTCTTCCACTTTCATTTTCTTCTAGAAAAAATGGTTCGCTTCCAATTTCCCTACATAGCGGTGCGTCAAACTCCCAGGGCTTAGCCAAAAGAGAGATTCCTTTCTTCTTATTGGTTTTTATTTTTTATCTTGCAAGTACCCTACTTCATATCCGCACCCAGCGTAACCTGCAATATCAACCCAAGTATCAGGTTGGAATCCTGACTTAGAAGCATATCTTGCTACCTTGAGACCAACCATCATCATTGCAACATCTTCATTGCTAATCTCAATACCAAGAATTACTGACCAAATCTTTGCTGTACGTTCAAAGTTATCTTCTGGAGAACCATATTGTTTGTTTCTATCTCCTGAAATAATCTTTGCTGCTTCACGAAGCGCTTCCACACGGGGAGGAGTTTGTGGATTTACATCACTGTTATCGGTTGTCATTTTTTATCCTCGCAATCACCTGAGCAGTATATTGACTATTGTCGTATTCGACAATAATTTCACAGTTGGTGTGTCGAAGAACTGTATCCTCTTCCGAGCCAACATAGTTATGAATTTCTTTTTCTACCTTTGATGCTATTTCGGCGTGGTTCTTACCTGAGACAGAAAATTTATAAGTTGTAGATATCATTAGTAAACCAACTTTTCAAGATTCTCTGCTTTGAAGTGAATACCATCTAGCACAGGGGACTTGCCATCATTGCTCTTAATGATAATGTCACCTGAGCGAAGCCCAACTATCTTGCCTTGACGCCCATTAAGAGCCTCTCCTTTTTCACCATCAAAAGCATCAAAACGAATACGAATCTGGTCAGCAACTTTTACAAAGCCAGCCTGAACTGGAACCCAAGTATCTTCTTTATTGTCTTTTACTAAAGCGTGTCCCAAAGAGAGTTTTGAGAAGATATCAACAATCTCTTTAGTGTTTTGGTCTGTAGTATCTTTTATTTGAGACCAAGCATCAAGTAGTTTTAGCACAGAATCACCAACAACTTTTTTAGTTTTGTTCTCTGTCAACTGCTCTTTTGCCCAGTCAGTATTTACTTTAGGCATAGCATCTCCTTATTTCTTTGCGTAGTCTTTTTTATCTATAGCATTTGCTATGGATACACACACGTCTTCCCAAGCAGGAAGAGCGTTTCTATAAGAAATGAGTTGTTGTTCAGCAACTACTGAGCGCTCCAACGAAGACATTTCTTCTATGTTTGTTGCAATATATGTCCACTCTGGGCCAAGAAACTCTGTGTTTCTCCACTCAGTAACAACAGGAACACCTACATACAACGCCTGAGATATAGACGGAAGCCACCAAGACTTGTCATCTTTATATACAGAAACTATTGCCCCGATGGACTTACTAAGTCTGTCAAGTATTTCTGATTGACTTGCCCAGTTATGTGGCCGAAGAGGGAAATGCTCCCTAGTGAGCAACTCGATGGTCTTTTGAGACCAAGGCGTACTTGAGTTATCTACAACCCAGAATCCTTCATCTACAAGGTCTATTCCCATCTTTGTAGCGCTTAGGGGGAGCGAATCTGGGATAACCATATGAATATCTGAGGTATCTACGTTTGGTATGTAGTTTTGAAATACGCTCTTATCTGTCCACGGATAGCCAGGGATAAAGGTCTTTGGCCATTGATTTATAAAAAGTTTTTCAATTCCACTAATAACATTATTAAAAATATCAATGTTTTTAACTTTGTCATACTCACGACGGCTTGAGTAGAAAGGTTTAATAAAACTCTTTGGGTTGTTGTAGATAGCACGAATACCAGACCAAACTTTTGCTGGCTCAGGGCTATCAACAAATAGCACTAAATTATCTAAGTCATAGCAAGTATTAATTACGGAGAAAGCACCGTAGGCTCTATGAGAAGCAGTGCTGATTGGAGAAGATACTCCAACAAAAACATAATCAAACTGAGATAAAAATTCTTTTGTCATATTGACTGATGGGTCTTCCCACACAATCTCATACCCAAGATTTTTAAAAGCAACGCTAAGGAAACCAGCAAACGCTGGGCTTCTATCGTTAGCAGATACAGCCGACTGAGGTGCTGTACACCCTGTAATAAAAATTTTCATATCTAAACTTCCCCCCGCATTGTGCTAGAAAACCACCCAACGAAAACCGTTGGGTGGCATCTAGCAAACAACATTTTTTAGAACGGTGCTGCTGGTGCTGCGCTTGGTGCTGGAGCAGGTGCTGGTGCAGCAGCAACTGGTGCTGGTGCTGGAGCAGGTGCTGGAGCAGGTGCAGCAGCCTGTGGTGCTGATGCAGTTGGTGTTGCTGTTGCGCTTGGGTAATAGTTCTTAATTTCGTTCTTCTTCGAACCATTCCAAGTACGAGAACCAACTTGTCCACGGAACTTGCGACCCTTAAGAGTCTGCTCAATCTGTGCATTTGTTGGGCTTGTAGCAAACCACTCACGAGGAATACCGAGTGCTGCCATCTTCTTGAAGAAGATACCAAGTGCTGTTGCGTTGTCAGGAGTTACTACAAGGTTGTCCCACACAAGACGCTTATTGTGTGCTCCACCTTCTACCTGTGCCTTAACGGAAAACATAGTCTTTCCGCTCTGTGTGACCTTTGCTGTTGCCTCTAAGACAACAAGTTCATAGTCACCGTCTGGAAGCGGGTCGTAACTTCCTGCTTCGCCTGCTTCTTTGATTAAGTCGCCCCAGTTGAGTGTACTCACTTGGCTGTACCTTCTTTCTGTGTTGTTGTGTTGTTTGTTGTTTGCTTAGGACCAAAAATGGTGTCAAGCATAACTTCGATTGATAGTTTGTCTTGTTCCACAATGGAACCAAGACGTCCCTGAACACGCTCTCCAGCCTCGTACTCTGCTGTACGTTCAACATACATACGTCGTACTTTGTATGGAGGTTGCAGTGGGTCAGGATTAGCAATTTGTTCTACGGTGATTGCACCGAGAATGTCGTAGAAATATGGAGCCTGAATTGCAAGTTGTCCTTGCAAATAAGGGCGGTGACGTCCATCTTGACTTGTTCGTGACATTGCTGTCAGAACAACTGCCTCAAGTGGATTAGTAGCGTGCATTGTGAGGTCACGAAGGTCACGAAGTAGACCACCCATGTGACGAAGAAGTTCGCCCCACTGCTGCATCTTCATTTGCTCTGTACCAGCAATGCTGTCCATACATTTAACTTGTAGTTCTGAGATTGAGTCAATAATCAAACTCTTGAACTGATGGCGTCCTAGTTGTAGCCATTGATATGTTTTGATAACTGTGTCGTAGTCACGAACTGTGACAACACAGGTATCCCATGTTCCATCTGCTACAGGTGGTTCCTCTCGCAGTGGGTCCCAGTACTTGACGACAATAGGAAGGAATCGGTGTCCACCCTCGACGTCAAGCATTAGGCGTGGATATGGTGCGGTTACAGCAAAAGTTGATTTACCAACCTTTGATTCTCCGTAAACCATAACTGTAAGAGAACGTTGGATTTCACTCATACGTCACTCGCTTCCTTTTGCTTCGTTTGTTCCGTAATATGCATAAGGGTCTGCTTCCTCATACATTTCGCTGATTGCTTGCTCTGCGGCGCTTCCGTCATCGAGCAGTGGGCATACAGCGAAAAATTGGCACTTCCATTTGCAGTCTCTACTTGGCTTTGGGTAGGCAAGGAATTGATGCTTTTCTCCAGCATCTAACCCTGTGCGAACACGCATCATATCTGCAACTACTCCGTGAATCCTGTCCCAGAAAGAACGAAGTGCAAATACATTATGTCTAATTTCAATTTGGTCGTAGAACGGTGGCTTTGCAGCAGCAGTGCGACGCACCTTCTTTAGCATTGTGAAGATACCGCCATCAGAGCGTTCGCTCTCATCGCGCTTTTGAGACTCTAACAACATATATGTAAGAACTTGCTCGTTCATATGCGCCATATTTGCAAACTCTGCTAAAGAGCCACCGACAGTTTTGAAGTCACGGAAAAGACGAACTCCATCTGCTTTACGGCGTACACGCATATCAAGTTTTCCTTGAAGTTCTACATCTCCACCAAACATTGGCATTGAGATTTGTTCTTCAGTAGAAATCATCTCTAGTTCTGCATCAATACCGTTTTCTTCAACCCATTGTTCGTATCCCTCAAGCATTATTCGCCCAAGTTCTGCTTCTGTCTCTAACTCGGATACATCTCTAAAGTCTGCAAGAAGAAGTTGTTTCTCTGTCTCAACAAGCGTTGCGTGTGCATCTAGAAGAGGAATGCCCTTTGCATAGTGGTCATCTAGGGCTTGGTGAATACGGCTACCAAGAGCAAGCGCACCTGTAGCAGTCTTTGTTTTTGGTTGTAGACGGCGATAATAAGTCAGCCACCAACGGCGACGACAATCTTTGAATGTCTGAATTTCAGAGTTGGATATTCTTACGATTTCACTCATAGTTTCCCCGCTTTGTCGTCTGAGAGCAACTTCAGTAGTTGTTCTTTATCACGAACAATTTCTTCAAAGTTATCTGATTTAGTTTCTAAAACTTGGATAACTCTTTCTTCAATTGTTCCTTCTGTAACATAATCTGTAATCACGATAGAGTCGTGAATTTCGCTACCAATGCGGTGAACTCGGTCCAAGACTTGTCGGTGGTCAACTAATGACCACGGCCTCTGAAGCATAACTAGGCGTCTTGCCTTAGTCAAGGTAATTCCTACACCACCTGCCTGAGCCGTAAAAAGAATCCATTTGATAGTTCCTGCTTGAAAATCATCAATTGCTTTCTGACGCTCATCTTCATCTTGGTCGCCAGTGATTAGCCCGTGAGGTATTTTCTTCTTGGTCATCTCTGCGCTGAGCAGATTGATAAGTTGTTTGGAGACAGCCGAGACAGCAACAGAGTCATCACCAAAGTCACCATTCTCAATATCCTCCATCAAAGCATCAACTTTGCAAGAAGGTCCAGATAGAACAGTTCGCATCTCACCTGTAAGTTCATCAACTTCTAAAGTTGCATAGGCATTTGCAAATTGGATAAGACGGATAGTCTGAGTCAAGACGCTAGATGCGGTAAGTATGTCTCCACCTTCTAGTTCTGTAATCATCAAATCACGCATCTGGTCGTAAGCCTTCTTCTGCTTTGTTGACATCTCAACATCACGACGCTCATTCATTACTGGAGGTAGCCAAGGAAGTACAACCTTCTTGAGCATACGGCGCATTGATGGGTTTACAGTTTTGTAGAACTCGTCCTGCATCTGAGGTTTGATACCAAGAACCATCATTCCACCAAAAGCGTTGAGCATTGTGTCAACCATTCGCTCAATCCACTTAGTTTTTGCTGGCCAATCTTTAGGAGAAATCCAATGCAGGATTGACCACAGGTCAAGAACATTGTTTGCAATAGGTGTTCCAGTAAGAGCAAAACGAATATCAGCATCACCAGTAGCAGACATAAGAGCACGGCTCTGCTTACTCTTAGGGTCTTTAGAGCGGTGAATTTCATCAGCAATTACAGCCTTGAAATCAATATGGTTGAGTTCACGAAGATGTACTTCGCAACGGTTCTCTGTAATTTTTTCATCTTGTCCACCGCAAGCACGGCATCGTGTCAGTGCGACAGAGCCATATGGCGACAAACGCGAGTGAGAGCGTAGTGATTCCCAGTTGATAATAAATACTTGTGCTGGCTCTTCAAACTGAGCCTTGCGTTGTGCAGCAGAACCTTTGATTACCTGTGTCTGTACGGCTCCTGGCCACCACTTCTGGAACTCTCTTGCCCAGTTTTTCTTGAGGGTATTAGGGCAAACAATCAATACAGGGAATACATCTTCGCCCTTATCGTGAAGAGCCTTGATGGCACGGATTGCCTGAGCAGTTTTACCAAGTCCTGGCTCATCAGCAAGCAAAGCACGGCGTGCTGTTGCTAGGAAAGCAACTCCAGCCCTCTGATGCGGGAACAAATCCTCATCGCCATCTAGGGTCTCCAACTCTCGTAGAGCAAGAGATGGATTGATTTTTGTTTCTACATGGTTGGCTGCCCAAGCAGTCAATTCTGGTCCAATTTGTAGTTCGTCTTTGAATGTTGAGCGCAATGCAAGACAGGTTGTCCAACTCAATGGCACACGCCAAATAGCCTCAGAAACGCTCCAGGAAGCCCCTGGGAGGCTCTTACAGAGTTCTTTGTAGCGCCACTCAGCAGTTATGACTATATGCTGTTTAGCCTCGTCCAAATCAACAAATACGGACACCTAATCTCCTTCGTCATTATATACTTACTATCGTAAAAATAATAGTTTTTTATTTTTTGGTGATAGTAAGTTTAGTCTAGCAGAACTTTTGGCTTCCAACCACCTTTTGTTAGTTTTAATAGAGCGTGTCGGATGGCGTCGTTTGCGTGACCCTCTCCGCCCTTATGCCAAGTCCCGATTTTCTTCAGAGCCTCGTTGGGAAACAAATTTTTTGCGTCTACTGGGGCTTGAAAAAATATATTGTCAGGGGTATATTCAAAAGTCCTACATAGGTGCTTTAGAACCCCAATCTGCTCAAGGCTGTATGGCGCTTGAGAGTTCTTCACAGTCTGAGCAGTAATAACAAATCGCTCACAGACAACTGCAAAGTATGGCTTCTTTTCCCACTCTTTTAAGTAGTTAGAAATATATGTAGCAAATTCATCTGCCTGAGCCTCAACAGAAAACTCAACAACAGGCAGGTCAGCATCGTTTCCAGACCAATAAAGCAAAGCAATTCCAGTTGCCTTACCTGGGTCAACAGAGAGAATGTATCTTTCAGTCATCAGTACTTATCCCCCCAAGTCTCTAGTGGACCATCAACATCTGCTGTCAACGGAACATCCCAGCCTTCAGTAGTTGTCATACATTGACGAACTATCTGCTTTATCTCTTCTGCTTGGTCACGAGGTGCTTCCAAAACAATTTCATCGTGTACAGGAACAATGAGGTGTTCGGTCAAATCCGCTTGGTCAAGTTTTACAAGGTTACTCTTAAAGACCTCGGCAGCGCCACCTTGAATTAGATAGTTGATGAGCGTGTAGACACGATTTTCATCGCAAGGAATTTTTCTTCCAGTCCAAGTGTAAATGTAGCCCTGACCCTCATCGCGTTCACGACGAGCACCAATATTTTCAATTTCTTTTTGGAACTTAATCATTCCTGGATAGCGTGTATCAAATGCATCTGAGACAGCCTTCATCTGAGACTCTTCTACACCTGCTGTAAGCGCTTGCTTAGCAACACCTGCACCATAGAGTCGTCCGTAGACCATTCCCTTGATAAGAGTTCTGCGCTTATCAGATTTTTGCATATCAGGTTCTTGATAAACCTCACGACCAATTTCAGTGAAGGGGTCGGAGCCAGTTGCATCAGCACGATTGAATAGCGTGATGAGGTTTTCATCTTTTGATAGAGAAGCAAACATACGAAACTCAACTTGGTCTAGGTCCGAAGTAATAATTACATTTTCTTTATCTCTAGGAATAAATGCACGGCGTACAGTGTCATCTCCCTTTGGAAGAGTCTGTAGCGCTGGGTCAGTGATGGACATACGAGATGTGCGAGCACCAAGAGTCTTTACAGATGGGTGAAGAATTCCGTGAACATTTTTATCTAAGAAGTTTAGGAAGTATGTGTTGGCTAACTTATCTGCCTTACGCTGCTTCAACACAGTTTCAGCAAGATTCTTTACTTCATCTGAGCCGTGAATCGTAAGAAGTTTTAGTTGGTCTTTGCTTGCAGACTTTTGTCCAGAAGGCGTTGTCTCAGTGATTTCTGCACCAAGTTTTTCAAAGAGGCGCACAAGTTGAATATTGCTGGTAATACTTGTACCTGAGTAGGTCTTAGCAGCCCATTCTTTTACTTGCTCTGTATAGGCAAGTAGTTCTTCATATTTTCTCTTTGAGTAATCAAGGTCAACGCGAGCGCCATTAATTTCCATACGAGTAACAATTTTTCTAGCAGCCATCTCTAGTTCATAGGCTTTGTGATATGGCTGTCCTGGTCCGCACTTCTCATAAAACTTTTCCCACAAACGCATTGTGAGGATTGTGTCTAGCGCACCATAAGACCAGTACGGCTCAAAGTTTGTAGGAACAGTTCCCCAAGTCCAACCATTTTTTATTAAGTCGGTATCTAATTTGTCTTGTAGATATGCTGCTTGACCATCAATCAAACGAGCAGATAGAGGTTTTAGACCGCCAGGACCTAGAGGGTCAATTAGGTGAGCCATAATCATTGTGTCGTGTGCACGTTGCCAAGGAATATCCCAGCGGGATTTCACAGCAAACCATCGTGCTTCAAATGCAATGTTGTGACAAACAAGTGGACCATCAAACTTATCCATTGCTTCGTAAAAAACGCCAGACCATTCTTCCCAAGGAATAGACCAACCGTGCATACCATCACCAACTTGAACAAGACGAAGGTCGCCGTGCCAAGGAGATAGTGCGTGGTCACGAGGCATACCAGGACGCTCGCCAGTTTCCGTATCAACTGCTATTGCATTATGAGGACGTCTTTCACCTAACCAAGAAATAAATTGGTTGGCTTTTTCAACTGAATCAACAAGAGTTACTTGTATTCCGTTCAGTCCTTCTGTCATTAGTCGTTTTCTCTTCTCTTGTCGTTACGGAATCATTTCAACTCTATAAATAGAGTCTATCCTTTCATCGTTGTCAGCGGCACGTTCTAGCAAACGCTGAGCAACATTAGTTAGGTATCTTGCTCCATTAGGGTCATATTTGTAAAGAGCATCTAGTACAGGTCTTGGGTCTTCACTTACCTGAGCCCAGTTACGGTATTTTTCTGGAAAGATAACAGGTAGTGTTCTCACAGGGTTACATTCTTCACAAGGAAGAGCATCTTTAGCAAGTTCAGAAGGGTCTTCCTCAGTGAGGTTATAGCGCTTCACAAGAGGACAAGCAGCACCGTGATAGACAAGAGAAACACCAATTCTTGAAAGAATATAGGAGCCATTCTCTGTGCGATATAGGGCAAACTCAATCCAACGAATAGAGCCTCTACGCCAAGATGAAGATTCTGCTAGTAAGCGTCCGTTAAATTGCAGAGTACGAGAGCCGTCTTTTACTTCAAACATCCTCTCCCTCTCTGTAAATTTTCTTAGGGTCGTTTGCTATACGCATTCCCTCTAACTCGTTAGAGACAACCTCAAGAGTTTTTTGTAGTTCTGTGTACTCAGCACGAATCATTGCAATATCTGTTTCATAGTTAGATACTAAAGTACCAATACGTTGTTTTAGTGCAGCAATGATTAGGTCTTTTTTGTCATTTTCTTGTGTCATTGAGGTCTATACCTTATGCCACAGGAGTAATAAGAGTCTTCAATTCAGCAATCTTTGCCTTTGCTTCGGTAATTTCATCTTGCATTGCAGCAATTGCCTCAGCCTTGTCAGGAGCAGAACCTGCTTCTGCTGCCATAATTGAAATCTCTACATTGAACATATTGTATTCAATGTTGCGAATATGATTGATAATGATATTGTTTTTATCTTTAACATCAAGGTATTCGTATGTCTCTGCCATTTTGTCTCCTTAGTAGGGGTATCTATGATAGCACTTTGCTATTCATAGGTTTAGGGTTTGTACCCTAAATTCTCTAGTAGTTGCTCGACTACAGATATTTCATTTTGATACTGTTCTATGTAAGACTCTTTAGAGCCTTTACCAACTAATACAGACTCATCTGCGTCAATCATATGTTGCAAAGTAAGTCTTAGATTAGATAATTTTTCAACTAAAAATGTTAATTTTTCTTCTTCAGTAAGCATACTCATATCCTATGACCAAGCCGAATACGGGGAGTATGCTGATGGTCCAGCAGAGTTTCTTGCGCTAACTCTTGCTCTTGCCCAAATTTTTCCAGATACAGCAGGGATTTGATAACCAGTTGAGGCCCCCACATCTGTTGTAGTAGTTCCTGTTGGGCTTGTTCCTGACTGTGAAGAAGCACGCTGCCATTGAATTGTGTAGCCTGTTGCACCATTCACTGCCACCCAAGAAGCAAAACCTGAAGGGCTAACACTAGGTTGTCCAGGTACTGAAGGTATAGTGACAATTGCTGGAAGAGTAATAGAGGCCGTACCAGAATTTACCTGTGCCCACTCCCCACTAGGAGATGTTAAGTATGAATAAACAGTAATTGTTGTTCCAGCATCTCCAGAGTCAAAACTATATGTTGATGAGTTTGGGTGGTAACCAGGATAGCCAGGAGCATTCCAATACCAGTTCTGAGTTCCAGCAGGTGTACCAAAACTTGAAACAGTTGAATTCATTGTAAGGGTTCCAGAAGTACTTCCACTCTTACTTATGCTGACACCACCACTAAAACTTCCTGGAGCAGAGTTTAGAGATGTACCAGATACACTCTGAGATGTAGCAGAGTCGTACCCAGTCTTACTACTAGTTGCAGTAATTGTTCCAGTTCTACTAGCACCGTTTAGACTTACAGTAACAACTCCAGTTGATGCGTTTAATACAGCAGTAGGGCTATAAATTGCTGGTGTCACATTGAAAGTGATTGTCCAAGAAGAATCAACCCCCGCATTCCAGTTTGAAATAGGAACTGTAAAACCATTTGACACACTGGTAGGAGTACCCCAAGTAACTGCAACACCAGGAGCAGTTGGCGTAAAATCTGTATAGCCATCATCAAGAGAGCCTGCTGTTGTAGAAGGACGACTTACCATTATCGCTGTATTCAAAAGATTCTGGGCTTGATAGTAGCCATTTCCTAGGTATGTAGTTGCAACAGTGCCAAAGTTGATATTTGCATCATTAGACCTATAGTTATCTAGGTCATTTCTTACAAAATAAACATAAGCACTAGCACTTTGCCAAGGGAAATAGACTTGGTAATCAATAAGTTTTGATGATGCTAAATACTGATAGCCCTGGAATCTAATCCAAACTCCATCAGCATTACTATATGTGTAAAGATTTGTTTGAACAATGTCTCTATTTGCAATATTCAAATAATTTCCAGTTGGAGGTATAGTCACTCCAGTTGGAGAAGAACCAGCCCTATAACCAACAAAACCATTTGTAGCAACAGTAAGAGCAGAACCTCTGAAAATAGAAAGACAGGTTACAAAACGCTGTTGTCCTGTAGCCTGTGGAGGGTCAGCAATTGAGATTGGATTTGTTGTTGAGCGTGTTCCGTCAATAATATCTTGTATTCCTAAAGAACTTTTCTTTGCTCTTCCAAATAATGTAACGCTGCGAGGACCAGGCTGAACTGTTGCTGTTTGAAATGAGGTTGCTGCTGTTTCAGCAATTGTTGCAGTGCCCGTACCAGTGTCATAACTTCCAAAGAAGAAAGAACCTCCAGCAGAGACGATAGAAGTTACATTTATCTTTTGAGAAAAAGAGTCAGCAAGAGTAAAAGATGGAGGTCCTGGCACTATCTGAGTGGAGGAAGCAAAGGGGGCAACTACAGTAGTTCCTTTATATGTTCCAGTAACTACAACATTAAAATACTCACCCACATCGGAAGTTGTAGGAATAGTAGTTGCAGCAGTAGTTACGTTTATATCAGTTAAAGAACTTGGATAAATTCTTGTTTTTTTCCACTGCTGAGTAAAAGTCCAACCAGACTGTGTAGCAGGTGGAGACCAATCATTATTTTTTGAATAACTAAGAATTTGATTTGGCTCTGCTATACCGTTCACTGTTACTGTTCCAGGGCTTACTACATAGTAGGTTAAATTAGTTTCAAGAGTCTTTTTTCTTACAGATTTAGCATTTATTGTTGTTGAAATAGGAAAGTTAGCAGTCCCCGTGCGCTGTAGCCCAGTTTGAGCATCTTGAGAATAAGCAATTACTGATGAAATAGTGATATCTCTTCCAGTAAAATAAGCAGTAAATGTTGGTGTATCAAAAGGAATATCTATATAGCCAACATCTCCAGCAGTAACAGTTACAACACTTGAAGAGTAGTATGGAGGTCCACTGTAGTATGAATTTATTCCATAAGTAATTTTATAACTTACAGCAGTTGTATTTGCAGGTTTAGTCCAAGAAATTCTTACATAATTTTTTGTTTCATTGTATGCAAAAACATTAAATTTATATAAACCACTCTCGTAAATATTATAATAGTCTGTCTGCGCTGTTCCAACACTATATTCGGAGTTCTCAAGCCCGCTAGGTTTAATAAGTGTTGTTGTATATCTTGATGCCCCAGAAGAAGCGGTCCAAGTCCAGTCGTATGAGTTTGCAACTGTTGCTTTTTCTGTAGGAGAGTTAATTGTAAAATCTCCTGGAATGTAATCAGTTGCAGTCACATTTGCAATAGTGTAAGTAAATGCTTTGGGTGGCTCAATAAGGTACTCATTAGAGTATTCAGAAGTTTTATCTGAACTACCACTTTGCTTTGCAATTACTTTGAATCTATATGTTCCTTCTAGAGTAGGAAGGTAAGTAAAAGATAGCCCCTGAGTATTTCTGACTCTGTACTCTTCAACAGTGTCTCTTTCTAATATAACGTCATAATAAATAATTTGAGTATCAATACCGCCATCTGATGCATCCCAAGAGCCATTAAATCTTCCACCAAAAAAAGTAAGACTTAAATTTTTAGGGGCTTGAAGAACTCCATCACTTACATTTCTTGTAGTAATCACACCAGCACTAGTATTTGTTGGGTTACTTGTGTAAGCAACAGCATCAACACTAATTGGTGCTAATAAATCTTGAAACTTTACAATATAAACATTTGCAACTTTAGGCGCAGATGGGTCAGTATCAAGAGTTCTTGAGTCCTGTGTATAAATTCCAGAGCCAGTTGTCCAGGTGTAAATATAATAATCTGGTCTTGTATCGCCTGAAAGAGTTGTTGTTAGTGTCCAACTAGAAATATGTTGAATAGAGTCATTGATATAGGGATTTTTTTGTAACGGGTCAAACTTACCAGAACCAAGATATCGTGTTCCCTGTACAAAAGGAGTTGTACCAGAACGAACTGATGGCTGTCTTTTAGTAATTCTAATTACTTGACTGTACTGAGTTTCCCCAGAACGAGTAACTCTGAATCTCATCCATAAAATGTATGGAGCAAAATTAAGAACATTTAGGTCAGTAGTATCTGTTGTGTAGTTTGTAGTTAAGTTAGTGCTTACAAGAGTTCCAGAGTTATTTGTACCAAATTGGTTATTCCAAAAAACTTCATCTTGATTTGCATCAGAGTTATATTGCCACTGATAAGCATAAGAACCAATAGCAGTGTCACCACGATAGCCTGTCATAGAGACGCCAACATCTCTGACAGTTATAGGCAACCCTGTAAGGCTACTTCTAATTTCTGGAAGAAAAGTTCCAGAACTAAACATTAGTTTCCAAGTATTGGTACTGCTGCTCCACACATATCCAGTTGTAAGTTTTTTCCAACTAGAATCACTACTATTCCACTTATACCCAGAAGTAAGTGGTTTCCAAGTATTAGTGCTTGTACTCCATACATATCCAGCCATATTTATACATACCTAAAACAAACTTGACCATCATATGAACCAGGTGTTGTTGGAATACCAGAGCCATACAATAATGGACCATCTGGTCCCTCGGAGAGGCGAAGTCTTCCCTGAAGGTACAAATGCCAAGGTCTACCACCAGTAGTTCCATATCCAGTGTAAATTGTTGTTATGTCGTTATATATGTAGGCTTCAGGACCATACATACCTAGCAAATTATTTTTTGCAGAAAAACGTGAAACAGAGTCTCCATACATATAAACAGAGTCAGCAGCAGCAACAATAGAAGGATATGTTGTTGAACCATTAGACACGACAGCACTTCCTCCATAAATCATAATTCCACCAGGGATTACATAAGGATTTTCAGTATCACCTGACCAAGTACCACCAATACTAGTCACAGTTCCGCTTCTGGCACCAGTATCTCCATAAAAAATAATATCGTCAGTGTCTGTAATAGCAATTCTTCTTCTGCCTTCTTCATCTGTTCTTATAGTTCCACCAGTAATAGTTGGACCTTTAATAGAGATAGTTGCAGTAATATTTCCAGCACCAATTCTGCTTGCAGAAAGTTCACCAACAGTTATATTACCTGCATCTAAGTTTGAAACTGTAATTACTCTTGCATCAATTGTTCCAGCAGTTATTTTATTTGCTGAAATACTTGCTAATGCATTATCACCAAGAGCAACTGGTGACCAAGCAGAGCCACTCCAACGATTAATTTGATTATCAGCGCTTGTATTAAACCAAACATCTCCTACAGCGTAGGTTCCTCCTGTAGGTGCACTTGACTGTCTATAAACAGTATTTTTACCATCAGCAGTTCTTTGAGCCGTTGTTGCTGTCTCTTGTGCAGTTCCAGCATAGTTGTATGCATCAAATGCGTCCCCTGCTGCAACAGGGTCACTTACTGAAATATAAGATGTATATTGTTCAGAGTAAACCTGAGTTTGACCAGTCTCTGGGTTAGCAATTACAAGACCATCTTTTGGATTTTGTATGCTTGCAGTTATATTAGGGTCAGTACTAGCAATTGTTGTACCAAAGGTAACTTGGTCAGGTGTTACTGAGTTTGGAGCAATAGCAGCACCAGTAACAACTTTAGAGCCTAACTTGCTGCGGACAGGGCGACGCTCAAGGTAGCGAAGGCGTCTCTGCACCTCTGCAAGGTTATTACCTAAGTTTTTATTAGCACTTCTGCGTCTACTTGGCATTGTCTATCCTCACTGCGTAATCTTTAGAGTAGAGATACGACGGTCTTCTTTCCACTCACTGATTAATTCTAAATCAACTTTTTCAGGAAAACTTGGAGTATCAGGTACAGAAACTTTATATCCAATAATCTTACGGACAATAACATCTCCACGAGGCTCTAAATCACTAGCAAGTCGTTCTCGTACAAAATTATCGTCAATGATTATGGAGCACCAATCTCCAGGCAAAAAGTCACCTACATAAGGCCCGATGGAGCCGTTGATAGAGATACTAAATTGTCCCTCTGGTGGTCTTGCTTCTCCAGCAAAGTCTTGAGCATAAGAGTAAAGAGCGCTTTCACCATAAGCGGTTGTAGCGTTATCGTTTTTGGACTCTACTTGGTCAAGAAGCGGCCAACCTAAATCCAACATATCCGTAGAGGTAGATGCAGCATATGGCTGACTTGCATTGTTATCAAGGCCATCTGTATTTCCAGCAACCCACATACGAGTTGCTGAGTTTTCAGCGCTCTCTTGCAAACTAAAGTCAAGAACATTACCTGGATATTCAAATACAAATTTATCTGCGCCAAGAACACTCAGCGGGTGAACAAGTCCAATATACCCAAAGCAAGGTGTTCCTGGAACATCATTAGTATAGGATTGAAATGTAAAGGTAGTTGATGTCGGTGTGGCAAGTACTGTTTGTGTGCCATCAAAGTAAAGACCAACATCACTAACAACAATTTCTTGACCTACAGTCAACCCGTGAGCAGAGGCTGTAGTCAAAGTAGCAATATTAGAAGTAAGTCTTTTTGAGATTACTGATACCTTTTGTGGAGGGTCAATAAAAGGTACAAAAGTAAATGTACGAAGGAATTGTCCATTTTGGAAGTCGCAGTCAATACGGTACTCAAATCCGTTGAGGTCTTTAGAGAACTCTTCTAATATTTCACCAACAGAGCGTAAATCAGAGCCGCGATAAATTTGCTGAGAGACACCAATATATTTTCCGCTTAGGTCTGCGGTAGCACCAATATCTGGGTCAGAGTTTCCAGAGAAGGCTCCATATGTTCCAGCAACTGCTCTTCCACCCCATTTGATTGTTCCACCAAATACAGCCTCTGCTGCCGCTGTAAGAAGTGAAGATGAGTTGAATTTGATAGTTGTTGAGTCAACTACGGAAGAAACCGTATGTGTCCCGTCATAATCTGCACCAACATTCTCAACAACAATACTCTTTCCTGCGGTAAGCCCGTGAGGTGTAGATGTTGTTAGAACTGCGCTCTTGTATGCAACTTGTCCATAGTCAACAATGGCAATAGTTGCTGTCATTGTTGTAGTTGTTTGTCCTTGAAAATATAGAGTTGAAGGTGCTGTTTTTGGTACAGTAAATGTTATTGTTCCAGTAGAAGCACCATTATTTGTCACGCCATCACTATAAGCACTGGTTGCATTGTACGCTCCACCAGTAGTTTGAATCCACACTCTATTAGAGTTTGCATTGATAGAAAACGAGTAAGTCTGACCTCTTACAAGATAGATAGTTCTATTCTCAATACCAACTTGTTCGTTGATGCCAGTAAGTACAAATGCTGTTTTAGCAGTGTTTGCTGTCAGTGCATAAGTAAGAATGTCACCAAACTTGGTAATTGGAGTCTCTGCCAAAGTAGGTGTTGTTTTTACAAAACTAAACTTTGTAGTTGATGGTACATCTGTTACATAATAAGAGCCATTGATTACTGATTGCTGAGTAAAAGTAATTGTCCCAGAGACAGCAGTTGTAGTGCTCTGAGTCAGTTGTACAGTGTTTCCAGAGATTGAGTAGACAACAGCATCTCCTGGAATTCCAATACCTGACACATTCATTCCAGCAAGAAGTGATGTTGTATCGGAAAGTGTAATTACATAACTCCCCTGAGCAGCAGAACCAGTTTTTGTAAAAGTATCGTAGTTTGATACATTAGAGATAGATACATAATCTCCCACCGCAATCCCGTGAGCAGACTCTGTTGTAAGGGTGACAACATTGTTAGCAGAGGATTTCTTAGTTAGATTTACAACATTGTTAGTTATCTCTGCCGATGTGACATTGTATGTTGTCAAAGGTGTTACAGCAGTTGAAGAAAAACTAGAAGAAACTCCAGCAGGAGAGACTTTGAATGTAGTAGAAGACGGTATTGCTGTAATTATTTGATAGCCGTTGACCAAAGGGTCAACATCAACAAGTTGTACTTGCTGACCATAAATCAAGTCGTGAGGCAAAGTTGTTGTAATTGTCGCAATGCCAGAAGTCATCTGCTTTGTTGATACTGAGTATTCTAAATCGTTTGCTGGTTTTATCTCATCATTTTGAAATGCAAGGGTAGAAAAGTCCTCTGCTGCATATCCAATGAGGTCTCTAGCAATATCGTAAGTATCAACAATAGTTCTGGCAAAACCTGTACTAGATGGACTCTCCTTGAGAACAGCCCCGTTTGTCACAGCAAAGGTAAAACTTGCTGGAGTCTTGCTCTGAATAACGTGGTCACCATTGAGAGCGCTATTGAGGGTTCTTACTCTTACTTTATCTCCAACGCTAAAGCCGTGTTCTACATCTGTAAATACTGTTGCAGTTGTTCCATTAGCGGAGTATTTAGAGCAGTAGACGCCTTCTGAGCCATAGTAAAGGGTCTGCCAAACTGAGCGATGGTAAAAGTAACTGAGGAACTCGGTGCCATCTACTTGAAGAGTTTTATTGTTAGGAGAGTATTGACGTCCCCAAATAATTCCTCCCCAAACACAAACCCCATTACGAAGGACATACAGAGCAGTCTTTCCTGGCATAGTGCTCTCATATAGATTGAGAGACTTAGTTGCATCAATTACTGGAATTGTTCCGTGAAATGCTCCTGCCTTACTAAGAGCACGCTCGTAGGTGACACCTGTAAAAGGTATTTCAGTAATAATTTGATTGGTCAGTAAATCGGCAAGGTAATAGCGATACTGTGGTGTATCAATAGAATGTAATGCCATTTACGTCTCTCCAAGTCGTTTTTATTTAAGCAAGCCAGCCTGGTCTGTATTGAATAGTTAGTTTTGCTGCTGAATTATTTGCTGCTCCATTGTCATAGAAGTTTATTTCATTTGACCCTGGTGCAAGTTTAATCCAGTCGTTGTATACCTCTAACTTTAGACGTGCTCCCTCAAAGTTACCATTGAGAAATACATCTCTGTTGTAGGTATCAATTTCCAAAATATCTGGTCCATAAGATAGTGTTCCAGATACTGTTGTTGCCGCTGAGTTTGCAGCAAGAACTTCATATGTAAATGTTGTTGAAGTTGGTGCAGAGATAACTACTTGCTCTCCGTCATAGCCCGTGCCTACCCCAGAAATAGTTACAGTATCTCCAACAACTACACCGTGAGCAGTTGAAGTTGTTAGCGTTGCGACGCTATTGCTAAGTACACGACTAGTAATAGATTTTGTAGTTGTGTTTCTAAGATTACCTGTTATCGTAATTGCTTGGTCATTAGTGGCATCGTAGATAACTGCTGGACCAACAATAGGTCCTCTAACTGTCAATATTGTTGGTACTTCAATGTTCCCATCATTATTGATAATTACTTTTCCAGTTCTTACTGGAGTAGCAGACTTACAAAGAACTTCTTCAGAGAAATAACCATTTTCATCTAGGTCATTCCAACCGTATTTGATTGGGTCAGCAGCACGAAGACCGATAGAAAAGTCTGTACGTCCACGAGCGCTGACAGTTGTAATCTTTGGTTCTCCGCTAAGGCGTACATAAGAAGCCTTTGTAGGATTCTCTGATGTCTTTAGCCAAGCACCAGTACGAACAAGATTAATAGAGGCTACAAGACGAGAGCGAGCAGCGGCTACCAGCGTTGGGTCTGTTGTAAGAAAAGAGCCCTCAAAAGTCAACTGACGTGCCTGATAGCGTCCCTTTACATCGTAAGAACCATCATCCCAGCCGCGCTTGATATCTGGCATATCAGGAGATGGGGGATTCCACCAGCCTTCAATATTTGTCACTACCCATAAGACGCCATACTCATCAATACGATTGAATACAAAGTCATTGAGTGAAATATCTTCTTTAAGTTTAAGACCAGTAAGATGCGGAAATGGTAGCGGGGATAAGGACTTATCCGTGATTTTATTTTTATTTGCTTGATTGATAGCCATTATGCGGCCCCTCTACGCAACTGATAGGAAAGTTCTCTAGAAACAATTGCTGCAAGTTCACGCTCATTCATACCAGGAGCAGGGTTGACAGTAATACTAATTGCATTACCAGTTCCACCAGATTTTGCTGATAGTTCAGCAATAATTGCTCGGTCACGAACCGATAGTCCTTGTGAATCAAGAGGTTCTACACGCTCTGGACGACCTGCTTCAGCAATCTGAGCAATCATTCCACCTGGTGTTGGTTGAACAACTCCACCCTGAGCAAGTTTAGTTATCTGTGGGAAGCCAAGAGTTCCTCCGCCCAAGAACCCTGGAAGTTTGAAATTCAGTTTTCCTAAAGTTTTGTTATATAAATCAATCAAGCCATTGAGAACAAACTTTACTGCGCCAATAACTCCATCAAATACTCCACCAATAAGTTTTGATAGACCAACAAATATAAAACTAATTCCCTTTGCAAATTCTGTAGCAAGACCTGCCAAAATACCAAATATTGGTCTAATTATTTTTACAGCAAGTTCAAATGCTGGACCAAGAAGTGCTACAGCCTTAATTACGCTTGCTATAGCGGTTGCAATAAGATTTATAGCAACAACAAGTACTGTTTTTATAATAATTATAAATGGAGCCATAGCGTCTCCAATAATTCCAAATATATTCTTGAAGCCTTCCCAGAAAGGCTTAAGCATACTTAGGGCGTCAAATATTTTCTTAAAAGCGTCATATAGAGCAGTACCAACACCAACTACTAAATCTTTTACTGCATTTCTAAATAGTTCACTGTTTTGCCACATCAAGATTAGGGATGCAACTACAGCAGCAAAAACTGCAAGTACAGGTCCTAGTGCGAGACCTGCTTCAGCAAAAATTGCTGATAATGCACCCCAGCCTTCAACAAGACTTGCAACTGCTTTAATAGGACCAGCAATAGCACCAACAATCACTTGGAAGAAGAACAAAACTTGTTCTCCAATAAGAGCAAATGCAGCAACAAATGGAAGAATTCTATTTGTTATGTCAAGAATTTTTTGACCAAGGTCTGTTTTTAAGAAATCAATTACTTTCTGTAAAGCAGCAGATAAAACATCAAAAAAGATTTTGATGGTTCCACTGTCAGTAACAATCTTTGTAAATTCAACAAGTTTTGCAACAAATGTTCCAAAAGACGGCAGTGATGCAGTTAGATTGCCACCAATAGCAGCGAGGTCTCCAACAGCGCCCTTAAGAATTTTGAAGAACTCACCGACACCAGGGTCGTCAGCAAGGCCAATAAGTGCACCGACAATTTTTCCTAGTAGTCCGAGAAGTTCTTTTCCATTCTCAGCAGCGCCAACAAAGAATTCTTTGAGAGGCTTACCATCAATTTTTTCTAGGTTCCTAAAAGAGCCAGTTACATCCTTGAGGTAGTCAAGAAGAATCTGACCACCTGAACCTGGACCAGTAACATTTTTGATAATATTACCAAGACCACCAAATACATTGCCAAAAATTGTTCCAAGGTCTTTAAGAATTCCACGAGCAATCTCAAACTTCTTAGCAAGTTCTCCATTTGCCTCTTGAAGTTCTAAAGTCTTTTTCCAACTTCCAGTAAGCACTGCAAGATATTTAGTAAATTCTTCAACAAGAGGAGATGCTGCCTTGAATAGAATCATAAAGACAGTAACTAAATTAGAAGCAGCATCGCCCAAATTAGTCAATGAAATATTATTTGATTTCCAGATGGCCTCAAGACGCTTGAGGTTTTCTGGTGTAGTAAATGCTTTAGATAGTTTTAGAGCAAACTCGCCAAGAACACGGCCTGTCTCTGTAAGAAGAGGCTTGATTGTTGGAAGAAGGTTGTCAATAAGATTTTGAATAGCCTTCTGTAGAAGCGGGAAGAATTCTTTTCCAGCAGCCTCTTGTAGGTCTTTCACTACACCCTTAAGACTTACAATGTATTTTACAAACTCCTGAGCAGACTTTGATAATTTATTGAGTGCATCTGCATAGGCATCAGCAGCAGCGCCACCCTTCTTTAGATAATCTAAATCCTTTTCCTGCTGAGCAATATCTTCTCTTGCTCGCTGAATAGCCTTTGTATCATCACGATTTTGTACATAAGCATCGTGCTGAGCATCTGATACAGCATTTACAGCATCAATAACACTTTGTTGACCCTCAACCTGAGCCTTTATAGAGCCGTCACCCATTGCAGCATTTTTGGCTTCTGTTTTCTTAAGGTCATTATTTTTATCTATTGCACGGCGATAGTTAAGGTCTGCTTCGGCAAAAGCAAGTTCTGCTTCTTTACGAGCACGAGAATTTGGTGGAAGGTCTGAAACACGAGCAAGAGTTTCACGAGCCTTCTCTAACTCAAGAGCAGCCTTTTGTTCATTAATTGCTGCATCTTCTGAATCAAATGCAAGTTGCTGTAACTGTTCTCTTGCTTTTTCACGCTCTAAATTAAGTTCTCGCTGAGCATCTGAAATTGCCTTGAGTGATTTAATTGAGCGATACGCTGCATCTTCCTCAAGAATTGCTAAATCTTCTTTTGCACGCTTGAGCGCTAACTCTGCTTTTGCAATTTCTCTTGCTTGAGATGCTGTCTTTGTCTGCGCTTTAATTCCAGCAGAGATAGCAGCAGATACTCCACGAAATGCAACACCTAATGTAAGTGCCACTTGACCTAAGCCAAATAATGCAGTTCCAAGTCCAGCCAAGGCTGGTAGTGAGGCACCAGCAATACCAACTAATGTTAGGAGGTTTGCTCCTAAGTTACCTATTGCTGCTGCAACTCCAACAATTGCTGGTGCTAAAAAATAACCTAAACGTGTAAGAGAGGTGAACTTTTCTTTTGCTCTTTCGGATTCTTTTATGAACCCACCAAACTGAGAACTTAGTCCACTAAGAAAGTTGTTATTACCGCCACCACCACGCATTCCGCGCTTGATGCCTCTATTAATATCTTGGCCTGCTTTTTGACCAATTTTGTCAACATCACTGAATGCTTTTTGGATGTCGCTTTTTACATTTGTTGTGATGGCTCGGACCACCACATATGCATCACCAACTACTGCCACAAGCCATCACCTCCAAACATCTTTACCCAAGCGGGGCATCTATATCTCTACCAAATGGTTTACCTGCACCAGCATCAACGTTAGTTGGTGCTATGTAAGGCTTGACTGGCGCATTTGCTGGGTCAAATGGAGTAATTTCTTCTTCCATCGCTTCTCCAAAAAATCCGTCACTTTCAACTTTGTCAGGTATATTATCTCGCAAAGAATCACTGGTGTATTTAGGATTTCGGTTATAAAATTCTTTATAAACAATCCTTCGTACTTTTTGTTTAGCATCAATCTGCTCAGCGCTTATGAGATTTGTGTGGTCATCCTCAAAGATAACGTGGATTACATCTAGCATATCGCTAGCCTCCATTGAAGATAACTGTAGGCCATTCATAAGGGCTTTGCCGTTAACGTAGGGCCAGAGGTCTACTGCCCACTCTGTGAGTCCTGTGACCCCAACGTAGGGCGCGATGAATATTGCTCCACCATCCACGAAACAATTTCACCGAGAGTATCAACGGAGACAATTTTTTCGCTTTCAAGGAGATTTACAAAACGTGTAAAACTTTCTGGTTCAAGAGTTTTAGCAAAGAAACGATTAATAAGTTCTGCTGCTAACTTATTGTCTTCTCCCTGCGAATCTGCCACCATATCAAGGAGAACTTTTCCCTGAATCTGTGGAAGACAACGAAACTCTTCATCGTGAAGTTTGAAAGATAGCGGTTCAACTTCTACGAGTCCGCCATTTCCAAAATCTTTGAATCTTGGTGTCATCTTCTTCTTTTTCCTTATCTTGTGTCTTTGTTTACTACTTTTGTAGTAAATCTATTTTACTAGCCTAAGATTATCTTTTAGATATCTATTAGGTTTTGTTCCAGGGTGCATAACTGCGTGTGCATACATCACCCTCCCTCTCTTGACATAGCGCAAAACAGTTGCTCTGTTTGCTTTAATCAAGTGAGGTTTTGTTCCTTCGTGGTGGAGCAAAGCATAGTTGAGAGGAGAACCAATCTGAACATACTGACCTCTCACATCACGAGAGTGTCGCATATGAATAGATGCACGAAGTGCGCCAGTCCTTACGCCAACCTGTGCTTTTGCTGCAACCATAACTACAGCGCCTCTTTTAGCAAGATATCTTCCAACTGGTCCTGAAGGAGATTCAAATACAAAGTTGTATTCTGCTTCTCTAAATACAACGTGTGCCATTACGGAACCGCTGCTGTCAGTGTAAGAACTGTTGTCTGAATTCCACCATCAGGGTCACGGACTTCTACAGTTGCAATTACTCCAAGACCTAGACCTGTTTCAACCCATACATCTAAACCATTTGCAGCAATATCAAGAAGAATCCAAGAGTCATATGCAGCAATCTCTGAAGCCTCTTGAATTGTTTCTGCTGCTGGAGGACGACCATTAGTCCCTACAACAGGAATCTTTCGTGATACTGAAACATTAATTGTTGCGCTGCGTGGGTCTTGTCCACGGCGTGGTGCTGTTGCTTCATCTCCAGGAGCACCTAGATACATCTGTATAAAAGATACAACAACTTGTTCACAATCCAATGCTGGCTGCCCCATAGTCCAATATTGACGGCTTGGAAGAGGCATAGAGTATTTAGCAAAATTTTCGCCTACTCTATCTAAAATTGTTTGTAGAAATACAGCAAGATTTTTTGCATCACTGCTGATAGACGCTTTGTCAATACCGAAATTCATATATGTCGCTCCTTGGATTAGTACTAGAAAGTATAGATTGTTTCTGTTCTTGTACTGAGTTGGATAGAGACATTTGCTGTAACTAAATTGATTACTTCATCAACAGCAGGATTTCCCAGACTTGGGCGTGTGCAATAGATGTCATAACTTCCTGGCTCACGAGGACCAATAATTGACAAAATATCATTATAGGAAGCATTCAAAGTAATCTTGCCAGTAGCACGGTTGAGAGTAGCCCCATTAGCAATTGTTACAGTTTTAGTATTTGTGTAATCTGAAACAGTAAGTGATACTGTCCAAGCATTGTCGTTGAGGAGGAAGTCTCCGCTTACTTCATCAAGATAAATATCTGTAGTTCCTCCAGTAGGAAGAACTTTTAGGTCGAAGGCTGTTTCAGTGAAAAGATATGGCTTAGGAGTAATACGGCGAGCACGAGGCTGGTCAGGTGTAAATACACGAGCACGAGCACGAGCCTTGTCAGGGTTAGTTGTTTTTAGAAATAGGTCAACAACATAAAGACCTGTCTTGAGGTCGTCAATAAATTCTTGGTTGTCAAGAACTGTATAAGTAACTCCCTGACGAGCAATAGATGTTACTCGCTGAGGTAGGGCGCAAGAATCATCATTCTCATACAACTTAATAAGTTCAATTGCTAGAGCGCGGGCTGCAATTTTTCCAGCAGTAGGAGGCTCTGTTCCATATGTGTAAGTTACTTCTACGTTAGTAGGTGACCAGTTTGCTCCAGGAGAGCCAAGCAATACAGAGTGCTCAATTAGGTAATACTTTGTTGGGTCAACAATGTTGCCCTTGATATCACGAACTGTATGAATCTTTACTACCTTACGGCCACGAAGGCGTAAACGAGAGTTAGAAGATGTTCCATCTCCAGCAAAGTCCGTATCGTTGTATCGTCCATATGCATTGACACGCATATTCTCAACCTGACCATTTACAAGTACAGGGGTGTAGTTCATTGTTGAAGCGCCCACACGAAGATATGGGTCAAAAGCAGAGATATAACGCTCTGTAACAGTTGATGTTCCGCTGTATTTACGACCAGACATTGCCCACAAAAGATATGAAGCAGTCTTGACAGCATCATAGGAATGTTCTGAGTTGGCGTAGTTACCTAGGTCTTCTACGTTTGTCCATAAATTGCTCATAGTTTTCCTATCTTAAGAATGAAGGCGGACGACCCCATTGTGTACTAATGACACGACTGGAATGTCGCCCGCCTCCCTATAAATTATTACGCTACAGGGTCCTGATTTGACGCAATGATGAAGTCAAGAGGAAGGTCAGCGTTGTAATCCTTGCTTCCAGGTACGTTATATCCAGTTGTTGATGACTGGTATGCGTAATCTGTAACAGTTGTGTATCCACGCTGGCGTGTTGCTGTTCCTGTTGGGCTTACAGCAGTTGATGTAACGTTTGTTGCTGTCTTTGCATAAGTAAATACATTTGCAGCAGGAGTTCCTGTGATTGTGTATGTACCATTGAAAGTAGAATCTACGTTAGCGACAACAACTGTCTGTCCAGTAGAGAATCCGTGTGCTGATGCTGTTGTAAGGCTTGCAACGTTAGTTGTAAGAGACTTGTTGTTAACAACTGCTGTCTTGTTATCGAACCAGTCGTAGAAGCCCTTTAGACCTGTTGGAGCCCATGAAGCACGAGCGTATGAGTATGGACGGTCTGTTGCTGCTGGGTATTCCCAACGGCCATCAGGTCCGATACCAAATAGTGAGTTACCGAGTCCATAACCTTCAAATGTGTTAGCAAGTAATCCGTTTTCAATTACACGGTCACCTGATTGACGCAACTTGACGTATGGGAATACCCAGTAGAAGTATGGAAGAGAAGCAGAACGCTTTCCGTCCTTTACTGCAAATGACCAAACTTCTAGCGCAACACCATTACCTGCTGGGTTATCGCCAACGGCTGGTGCGGCCCAACCGATGCTCTTATTTGCTGGTGTTCCGAGAGTTCCAAAGTTCTTGCGAAGTAACAAACCTCCAGAAAGAAGTGCTGTTAGTTCTGGGTCTGGCTCAGTAATAGCCAATTCCATTGTGATGCGCTTGAGCGTATCTGGAGCCTTATATGAAACACCAATAGTTCCGTCGGCTACCTTTTCAACAATCTCGTCGCCTTCTTCGTACTCTGGTGTAAATGATGCTCGCATAAACGCCGAGGTTGTGTAACTGTCACCATCGTTAGTGAGCAAGTTACCAGAGGCGTCGAGTCGTGTGACTCGAATCGCCACGCCTTGGACGCTAGCCGCGTAGTCCTGAGTGGCCATTCCTGTATCTCCTTATTGTTTGTTTTACTATGCTAACGCAGGTACTGCTACCCGCATTGCAAAATGAATTGATGGGTCAAATGTCACCGCAGCAGCACGAACCGCTTTGATAATCATGTCGTTAATTCTAGCATTGATACCTTGAGCGAAACTGTCGTTGACAATCTCTGACTTGCTTAGATGTACCTGTACTTGCCCTGTCGCAAACATCCAACGATTTGTCAGAGATGTTGTTGCATTTGCGTTTCCTACTGGTCCGCTTCCTGTATAACCAGAACCAATAACAACATCTGTTCCAAGGCGTGTCATTACCTTTCCAGGCTTAGAATCTGCTCCTGGGATATAAACAAGTTTTGCTCCAAGAATTGAAGCAACATCTCTTGTCATATGAATAACTGCTGATGCACCTGTTGGTGACTCAGCAATGGCTTGTTCTAAGTGGAATAGAGCGTCAGATGCACTATATGCACCAGCAACAGGAATTGTTGCTGCTCCGCTCTTAGTCAAATATAAATTTGTATTTGAAGCCGCTTGTGCAGCGCTTCCAACCCAGAGTTCACGTTCAACTGCTTTTTGGGTTGCTGCTTCTAGTTTCTCTAGGGCTTCACTAAAACGGTCTTCACCAAGAACGCCTAGAGCACTACGGAATACTTCTGATTCAACGAAGAAAGGTCGGTAGTCAACATACTGAATACTGCTTGTTCCATCAAATAGAGTTCCGTTTGATACTGATTCGTCATTCTCTGTGAGAATACGAGTTGTTGCATAAGAATGAAACTTCTGAGAAAAACCACGAACCCAACGCTCATCTGTAGAGCGAGCGCTGTGTGTCATAACGTCGGCAACGCTCAGAAGTCCGCAAGGTGCAGGTACCAATTTGGGAGATTCAAAAACTCCTTCAAATGCCACTTTTTCCTCCGACTTTCTGAGCGTTGCCTAGGTTATTAACTTCTACTTACTGGGTACGGCTTAGTACTCAATAGCCGCAGCAGATGCTCCACCAGTTGTGTCACGAAGGGCAGCAGCCACACCGTTGACAGAGATGGTAGATGTGATAGCGAGAGACTCGATACCAACGAATGCTACGTTCTCGAATGTTTCAACGAACATCTTGTAGTCGTTAGTTCCGACTAGAGATGAGTCGCGGATAATTCCGATGTCCAAAGGA